AACTTGCAAAGAAAGTATCACTAAACTCCGCTTATGGTGCTCTTGGTTCACAATACTTTAGATTCTATGACCTAAGACAAGCACTTGCAGTTACTTTGGCTGGTCAGTTATCTATTCGTTGGATAGAAAATAAATTAAACACATACATGAATGATTTACTTAATACAAAGGAAGATTATGTGGTTGCTTCAGATACAGACTCGATTTATCTCAAGCTTGGTAACCTTATTGATAAAGTGTTTAAAGAAAAACCAACAACTGATGAAGCAATCAAATTCATGGACAAGGTCTGTGATGGTAAAATACAATCGTTTATTGATAAAAGTTATAAAGAGCTTGCTGATTACGTTCATGCTTACGACCAAAAGATGGTAATGAAAAGAGAAGCTCTTGCAGATAAAGGTCTTTGGACTGCTAAGAAAAGATATGTATTAAATGTTTATGATAATGAGGGTGTTAGATATACAACACCTAAATTAAAAATCATGGGTCTTGAGATGATTAAATCTTCAACGCCTTATGCAATTCGTGAAAAGATGAAAGAGCTTACTAAGATTATTGTTACAAAAGGTGAAGATGAAGTTCAAGAATTTATTGCAAAGTTTAAAGAAGAGTTTAAGAGTTTACCACCAGAAGAAATATCTTTTCCTAGAGGTTGTAATGGTTTGAAAACTTATGAGGATTCTAATTCAATATACAAAAAAGGTACACCAATTCATGTGAGAGGTGCTCTATTATATAATCATCAACTAAAAAAACTAGGACTTGGAAAGAAATATCCTGCGATTCAATCTGGAAAAATTAAAGTTTACATACCTTAAACAACCAAATCCATTAAAAGATAATGTTATATCTTTTCCAACAAGAATACCAAAAGAGTTTGGTCTTGAAAAATATATTGACTTTGACACCCAGTTTCAAAAAGGTTTCATAGAGCCTACAAAATTTATTGTAGAATGTATTGGTTGGGAAATAGAAAAAAGTAATTCATTGGAGAGTTTTTTTGGATGAGATAGATTACCGAGTTGTGCCTTTGTTTAGTACACCTCTTTTTGTAAAACAAAATATATTCATAGAAGAAGAAACAAAAACATTTTTAAAGAATCAAGAATTTGAAAGAATGTTCTCAAACAATGGTGATTATGGTGTAGATAAATACATACTTAATAAACCCGAATGTGCATCATTAAAAGATAAATTAAATGATGCAATGAGAAAGTATGCTTATACAGAACTTAGAGCTAAAGAACATATAGAATTTTATATTACTAATTCATGGGTAGTCAGGCATAAACCAAAGGATTGGGCTCAAGATCATATTCATACAAACTGTATTCTTTCTGGTGTTTATTATTTTGATGTGACTGGAGAAAAAGATTGTGGTGAATTTACACTTACAAGAGATTTAAGTAAAACTGGTGTTTTTCCAAACTCATGTGATGTAGATGTTATGGATTGGAATTTGTTTAATTCAAAAATTTGGTCTATGATACCAAAAAACGGAGATGTATATATGTTCCCATCATCAACTGTTCATAGTGTTAGTAGTAATATGACAAACAATGATAGACACTCACTTGCTTTTAATGTTCATATTAAAGGTAAACTTGGTACAAAAGAATTTGAATTAGATGTAAAATGATACAAGCAATCTTCCCATTTATAACAGCAATAGGATTATCAGCCATTGCAGCTTATTATTCTGTTATAGGTTTAGCACAGATTTTTCCAGGATCATTTTGGCCAATTATTGTAATGGGTGCTGTTTTAGAAATAGCAAAACTTGTAACAGTATCTTGGTTATATAATAACTGGAAAGAAACTATTTTAGCCATGAAAGTATATTTCATCACAGCTATTATACTTGTGATGTTAATTACTTCTATGGGTATATTTGGTTTTCTTTCAAGAGCTCACATAGAATCTAATGTAGTAGTTGGTGCAAACTCTGTTCAAATCAAACAAATAGAATTAAGAGAAAATTTAATTAGAGAAAGATTAGTTTATTTGTACAGACAGGCAGGTGATGATCCTGAAAAAGTTGCAAGAACAACAGATAGACAAATTAGAAATGCACAAGCACAATTGGTAGAACTTACAAAAGAAAAATTACCTTTATTAAAAGAAGAGAATATATTGAAAGCTGAAGTTGGACCAATTATGTTTATTGCGGAGTTTTTATATGGTGAAGGCGATCCAAAATTTATAGATAAAGCCGTGAGAGCGGTTATTTTTATAATCATATTTGTTTTTGACCCTCTCGCTGTATTATTACTTATAGCGGCAAATCAATCATACAGAAAATATAAAGGCGAAAAACCCAAAACTGTAATAAAGAAGGCAAACAAAAGGAAAAGGCTTGACTTACCACCTAGTCCTAGTTTAGAATCCTTTTTTATAGATAAAGATAAAATGTTAGTGCCTAAAAATCAAATTACAAAAATGAAGGAAACATAATGAGTTTGTTAGACAGATTAAAAAAGAATACTACAATTAAAGAAGCTTCGATCTTATCGAAATCAAAATTCTTTAAACAGAAAGATATGGTACAAACAGAAGTACCAATGATTAATGTTGCACTTTCCGGTTCACTTGATGGTGGAATTGTTCCAGGTTTAACTATGTTAGCTGGGCCTTCAAAACATTTCAAGAGTGCTTTTGCTTTACTCATGGCATCATCATACTTAAAAAAATATAAAGATGCCGTAGTTATATTTTATGACTCAGAGTTTGGCACACCACAAAAATATTTTGAAACTTTTGACATTGATATGGAAAGAGTGTTACATACACCAGTTACAAATGTTGAAGAACTTAAACATGACATCATGAATCAGTTGAATGATATTACAAGTGATGATAAAGTAATTATTGTTTTAGATTCGATTGGTAATTTAGCTTCTAAAAAAGAAGTTGATGATTCAATAGAGGGTAAAACAGTAGCTGATATGACAAGAGCTAAAGGTATAAAATCTTTGTTTAGAATGATAACACCACACCTCACAATCAAAGATATACCTTTAGTTGTTGTCAACCACACATATAAAGAGATTGGTATGTTTCCTAAAGATATTGTTGGTGGTGGCACAGGTTCATATTACTCAGCTGATACAATTTGGATTCTAGGTAGACAACAAGAAAAAACTGGAAAAGATGTGACAGGGTATCACTTCATTATTAACGTAGAGAAATCTAGATTTGTAAAAGAGAAATCAAAGATACCAGTTACAGTTTCATTTAATGGCGGTATTCAAAAGTATTCTGGATTACTTGATATTGCAATTGAAGGTCAGTATGTTGCAAAACCATCTCCTGGTTGGTATGCAAAAGTAGATAGAAAAACAGGCGAAATTGGTGAGAAAGTACGCTTTGATGCCACACAAACAAACAAATTCTGGTATGATATATTAAATGACAAGCAGTTTAAAACATTCGTGCAAGAAAAATATCAAATAGGCTATGGGAATATATTAAGTGATGATGCGACTAGAACAAACGATACTGAAGAACTTAGTTTACAATGAAGAATTTACTCGTAAGGTTTTACCATTTATTGAGGTAGATTACTTTTCAGAATCAATAGAAAGAAAAGTATTTCTTGAGATACATGATTTTGTAAATGAATATGAGAAACTTCCAACACATGAAGTTCTTGTAATTAATTTTACAGAAAAGAAAGACCTTACAGAAGATGAAGTTTCAAAATCAATAGAGCTTCTTCAAGAAATTAAAAAATCAAAAGATGAAAAAGTTGAGTTGAATTGGCTCATAGATCAAACTGAAAAGTTTTGTCAAGACAAAGCCATATACAATGCAATCATGAACTCAGTTTCGATTCTTGATGATAAAAATACAAAAAAATCTAAAGGTGAAATACCAAAACTTCTAAGTGATGCACTTGGTGTTTCCTTTGATTCACATATTGGTCACGATTATATCAATGATTATAATGAACGATATGATTTTTATCACAAGGTTGAAAACAGAGTAAGTTTTGATATTGATATACTCAATAAGATTACAAAAGGTGGTTTACCAATTAAAACATTGAATGTCATTATGGCAGGCACAGGTGTTGGTAAAAGTTTGTTTATGTGTCATATGGCTTCTTCTTGTATATCTCAAGGTGATAATGTTTTGTATATCACTATGGAAATGGCTGAAGAAAAGATTGCAGAAAGAATTGATGCTAACTTATTGAACATTAGTTTGAATGATTTAAGGTCTGTATCAAAAGAAGATTATGAATCTAAATTTAATGTATTAAAAGCAAAGACACAAGGCCAATTAATCATTAAAGAATATCCAACGGCAGCTGCCTCTACTTTACATTTTCGTGCATTGTTAAGTGAGTTAGCATTGAAAAAACAATTTAGACCTGATATAATATTTGTTGATTACTTAAATATTTGTACATCATCAAGAATAAAACCAGGTAATAATATTAATTCATACACATTCATAAAAGCTATCGCAGAAGAATTAAGAGGTCTTGCAGTTGAGTATGAATTACCAATTGTATCAGCAACACAAACAACAAGGTCTGGTTATACTAATTCAGATCCAGGTCTTGAAGATGTTTCAGAATCATTTGGTTTACCTGCAACTGCCGACTTTATGTTTTCTATTGTATCAAATGAAGAACTAGAACAACTGAATCAGATATTGGTGAAACAACAAAAGAATCGTTATGCAGACCCAAGTTATTTCAGAAAGTTTATTGTTGGTGTTGATAGAGCTAAGATGAAGTTATATGATGTAGAACAATCAGGTCAAGATGGTATTCTAGATTCTGGACAAGATGATGGTCCTGATAAACCTATAAATTCATTTGGTAAGAATGAAAAAAGATTTGGTGATGAATTTGGTGATTTTAAAACATGAAAATAACTAAAGAACAAGCTTTACACGGTGCTAAAGTATTCTCAGATTACTTTGATAAATTTGATGGTATTGCAGATTATATGCGAGATCAAAAACTAAATGCAGTTAATGAAATGTCTTTTGGTTTACCAGGAATGGGACCTGAAATGGATTTATTTGATAACTTTAGTATGCACCCAGAAGATATGAATATTGAAGTTGTAGAAATGAATCAGAATATGTGGGACATTTACATTAAGTTGATTTCATCACATTCAAATATGACAAGTATTCCTGGAAAATCATTACGACTTGGTGTATTAGAAAAGAATACAAACAAGTGGCTTGGTTTTATTCGTATGGGTTCACCAGTAATCAATATGAAACCAAGAAATGAATTATTGAATTGTGTATTCACTCAAGATGAAAAAACAGCTAGATCATTTAATCAGACATCTATTATGGGTTTTGTAATTGTGCCATCTCAACCATTTGGTTATAATTATCTTGGTGGTAAATTACTTGCATCTATATGTTGTTCACACCATGTTCGTGAAATGATGAACAAGAAATATCCAGGTATGAATGTATGTTTGTTTGAAACGACCAGTTTGTATGGGTCATCAAAGTCTAGTTCACAGTATGATGGCATGAAACCATTTCTCAGATTCAAAGGTCTTACAGACTCTAATTTTTTACCATTAATGCACGGCAAACCATATGAAGATTTAAGAGATTATATGGAAAAAGCTGTTGGAGAACCGATAGTGCCAGAAGATGCCTCATCAAGAAAACTCAAACTATCAACTAAAATACAGGCTCTTATCAAGGCTAGTTTAGATGGTGAAGATTTAAAAAGATATAACAATACAATTAAAAATGCTCTTAATTTAACTGAAAAGAAACGATATTACGCCTCT